GGTGCTTGGTGGAAATATGCGATTGAAGGCATGTCAGGAAGCGGGGTTGGTAAAGGTGCCGATTATTAAGGCGGACGAATTAACGGAGGAGCAGCAGAAGGAATTTATAGCGAAAGATAATATTGGGTACGGCGATTGGGATTGGGATAAATTAGCGAATGGCTTTGATGTTGAAAAGTTGGAAGCATGGGGATTGGATATTCCGGGATTTATGGATGGGGGGTCACAGGAAGATGATTATGAGCCACCTGATGAAATTCAGACGGATATAAAGCGTGGGGATTTATTTGAACTTTCTGCGAATGGATTAATTCACCGGGTTCTTTGCGGGGATTCTACAATTCAATCAGATGTTGAAAAGTTGATGGGCGGTGAAAAGGCGGATATGGTTTTCACTGACCCGCCTTATTCTGTTAATTATGAAAAAAAAAAGAATCAATAGACCACCAAAGAAAAAAAGGAAATGCGAAAATTGAATCAGATAATTTAACCATAAAGGAAATATCTGAATTTTTATGGCGACCATCTTTTAAAAATCTTTTTGAATCAGCGAAAGATGATTGTAGTTTTTATATGACGATGTGTCAAGGTGGAGACCAGATGATGATGATGATGATGATGAGTGAACATTGGCAAGTGAAACATGAATTGATTTGGGTGAAATCTTCTCCCGTTTTTTCTATGGGGCGATTAGATTATGATTATCAACACGAACCTATTCTTTTCGGGTGGAAAAAGAAACATAATTTTTATGGAAAAGGTGAATTTTTAAAATCTATTTGGGAAATTCCAAAACCTTCAAAATCAGATTTACACCCAACAATGAAACCGATTGCCTTGATTGAAAATTGTTTATTAAATTCTTCAAAAGAAAATGATTTGATAATTGACCCCTTTCTCGGCAGCGGCTCAACAATGGTCGCCGCTCACCAACTCAACCGCAAATGTTTCGGAATTGAGATTGACGAAAAATATTGCCATATAATCCTTGACCGCATGCTCAAACTCGACCCAACCATTGAGATAACAAAAAATGGTAAAAAATATCCGCAATGAAACCCACTCTACTGAAAATATCGCAGGGCACATTCCGCGCAGACCAAGCGCACGAAAATGAACCCGAGTATGATCCTTTAACGAATCCTGTAAATTTGAATACATTGGACGAGGAGGGACGTAAAGAATGGGATGCTATCTTTCCGCTTCTTAATGAACGGAAATTAATAACAGAAGTAGATGAAAGATTATTGTTGGAATGGTGTCGGGTGATTTCCAAACTAAGATTTATAAACGGACAAATTACAAATGATAAACTTATTGTCAGACATCCATATCTGAAAGATAACTGGGCGATAAATCCATTAGTAAAACTTTATGAAATGTTTTTCAACAAAATGATAATTCTTTCCGCCAGATTTGGATTCAGTCCAGCCGACAGGACACGTATCAATATGCCTCAACCTTATAAAAAAAACAAAGAGAAAAATTTAATCAGACGTGCAATCTGAATTTCATTTTGATGAAGAATCAGCCGATGGCGCGGTTGAATTTATAGAGACGTTGTGTTCACACGTCAAGGGGGAACTTGCAGGCAAGCATCTTATCTTATCCGAGTGGGAAAAGGAAAAAGTCATCAAACCCTTATTCGGATGGAAGCGTAAAGATGGGACGAGGAAGTATCGTTATGCGTGGATAGAAATTCCAAGAAAAAATGGCAAATCAACATTAAGTTCTTCCATCGCATTATATCTATTATTCGGAGATGGGGAAGCGGGGGCTGAAATTTATAATGCTGCATCTTCCCGGGACCAAGCAAAAATATGTTTTGATATTTCCGCGCAAATGATTCGGCAAAATGAAACACTTACAGATAATGGAGATATATTTCAGAACAGTATTGTGCTGAAAGGCACAAATTCGTTTCTGAAAGTAATCTCAGCAGAGGCATATTCCAAACATGGATTTAATGCTCACGGTATTATCTTCGATGAGATACATGCACAACCCAACCGGGAATTATGGGATGTGCTTACTACCTCCATCGGGTCCCGTAAGCAGCCGGTGGTGATTGCTATTACCACTGCGGGAATTATGAGAAAGGGACACATAGCATGGGATTTACATACGTATGCTCAATCAATAAAAAAAGGAACTATAAAAGATGAACAATTTCTTTCAGTAATTTATCAGGCGGATTCAATAGATGATCCTTTTTCGGAGGAGACATGGAAGAAGTGTAACCCGGGATATGGATTGAGCGTAAAGAAAGAATATTTGTTAGATGAAGCTAAAAAAGCAAAACAGCAACCATCATATCTAAACACTTTCAAAAGGTTACATTTAAACGTATGGACTTCAACCGAGAAACAATTTATCAGTCCCGCGAATTGGGATGCCTGTAATTTAATGCCACTGACTGAGCAATTTTTTTATGGGAAAAAATGCAAAATTGCATTTGATTTGGGTGCCACGAGAGATTTTACAGCATTGGTAATTTGTACTTTTGAAGATGGGATATACCATATTATGCCTTATATTTTTATTCCTGAAAAGAAAATAGGAATGAGAAATATGCGGGACCAGATAGAGACATGGGTGAGAGAAGGATATATTATTTCTGTACCGGGCGATGTGTTGGATTATGAATTTGTTTATAAAAAAATAACAGAACTTTCAAAGAATTGTACTATTGCAGAAATTTCGTACGACCGATGGAATAAGAGCTGGCTTACAAATCAGTTAAAAAATGATGGGGCAAATTGTTTCGATTTCGGACAGGGATATAAAAGTATGTCGCCTGCCACGAAAGAATTTGAGAAACTTATTATTGAAAAGAAAATAAATCACGGAGGGAATCCTGTACTTGCCTGGATGAATGAGAATATGGCAATTACAGAAGATGCAGCGGGAAATATTAAACCCGACAAGAGTAAGAGCACAGAAAAAATTGATGGTATGATAGCTTCTATAATGGCGGTATCCAGAATGATTGAATCACCACCGGCAGAAGGAAGTATTTATGAAAAAAGAGGAACAGATATATGGGCTTAAGATTTGTAATAATATCAACAGGATGGAATGAGTGTTTATGATTCAAGGGGAATATTGCAAATATGAAAAAAAAGAAAAATAATTTATTTTCTTTAGGAAATATAATTATTTATCCTCCCGATGAAGATTGGGATTTTTTATTAGTTATTGATACTTTCTATGAACCTTATTATAAATTTATCAAAAAAAAAGACGTAAAAAAAATAATTAATTTTTTACAAAAAGAACTATGCAGCAAAAAGTAAGTGTTGTAATGAATACTGTGAATGAAGATGTTTTTTTTCTTCAACGATCAATAGAAAGTTATATTCAACAGGTGCGGGTGGATATGCAGTTGCTCATTTCAACCGTATCGGGAGACAAAAACATTCCATTCATACAAAATAAATATCCTGAAATACAAATTGTTGAAATGCCTAAAGAATTACATCCTTCTTTTCATGGAATAAAATCTCCTAAAGGAAGTTTTTTACAACTTAACAATGCGCTCCCCTTTTTCAAAGGCGAATGGTTTACATTTGCCGGGGGCAATGATTATGCCTATTCAAATAAATTAGCAACTGAAATAGAACTTTGCATAAAAAGAGAAAAAGAGATATGTTATTCAGCGTATGATTATATAAATGAAAATAATGAACTTATAAAAAAAATATATTTCCGTGAATATGATTACGAAAAACATTTCATAGGCAATTTTGTAGCCGATTCATCCATTGTATCAAAAAGATTAGTTGATAAATATTTACCTTTCAGGGTCGAATTAAATAATTATGCGTATTGGGATTTATGGCTTCGGATTTTTGAAGGGGAGGGAGATGTGTTTTGCTATAATAACCATCCTACATGGGCGTATATGCAGGATGAAAATTCCATGCACATAAAAAGATGGAAGGATGAAAAGGCAATGGCAGAAGCGGAAATGGATAAAGAGAGAATGTTAAATTTACACCGATGAGTATAGAAAGAGACCCTATATATTATAATAAGATTTATCGGGAAAGTTCTGAATATAAACTCCATTATAAAGAAAGTGTTTATTATCAGATGTGGAAAATAATTATTTTACTTATCCCCGACAAAACACCTATTATAGAACTTGGATGCGGGACAGGACAATTCGCGCAAATATGTATTGACGCAGGGAAAAATTATTCGCATGGCTACGATTTTAGTTTAGAAGCGATAATGATAGCGAAAGAAAAAGGGCTGAATGTTTGTAAATTAGGAGACATTATGAAAATAAAAATCGGAAATTGCATTATTGTTTGTTTGGAAACCTTAGAGCACATCAGAGATTTTAAAGTGATAAAAAACATCGGACTTGGAAAAGAATTTATTTTTTCGGTGCCGGATTTTAATGACCCGGGTCATGTCAGATATTTTCATTCAATAAATGAGGTGGTGGACAGATATAAAAATGTCATTAAATTTGAGTATATACAGCATTTTGAAAGTTGGTTTATTGCTAAGGGAACAACGATATGAGGGTGATAAATTATACTCGCACTGATTGGGCGAATTTCGCTTTTGATAACGCAATGGCATTGCAAAGTGTTGGTATTAATTGCAAAAGTTATGTGGCGAATAAACATACTTTTAATTATATTCATACTTCGGAACAAATAACCAATGAAAATATAACGAAAGAAATGTGTGAGGCGGATTATGTTCAAATATTTCATTCCGATATTAAAGCGTTAGAAATATTTATCAAGTCGAGTTCAAAAGCAAAATTAATAGTGTATCATGCCGGAAGTGTTTATAGACGGGACCCTGAATTTTATAATAAATTATTCAATCCTCATATATATAAATCGGTGATTGCACTCCCGGAGTTCGCTGGGCTTGGCGCTAAGAACGAACAATATTTAGTGGGCGGAATAGATACGGCTCGCATTACTCCTGTCATAAAATCATTAGTATATCCGTATATTTTCGCACACTACCCCAGTAGTTACGATAAAAAAGGCAGTTATGATATTTGCAGAATGATGGAAGAAATGAAAATTCCTTTGAAATTTTCATCTGATATTGTTTTCATGACCGAACATTACAAACGAACAATGGAGTGTGATGTATATATTGAACTTTTTAAACCAATACTGGAAGGAAAACATTACGGAAGTTTCGGGATACAGGCGTTGGAATCCGCCGCGATGGGGAAAATTGTCGTTACCCAAAATATGAATGAAGATGTTTATTTCAATGAATATGGTTTTTGCCGGCTCATGTTAGCGAATAATGAAACTGATTTTAAAGATATTATTGAACTTTTGGACAAAAACAGTCCAAATGAAATAAAAAATTTACAAGAAGAAACAAGGCAATGGATAGTAGATAATCATTCATACGAAAAAACCGGGAAACGAATTTTAGAAAAAGTATTATGTTAATGAATTATAAACAAAAATTAATTGCTTGGAATTCAACAATAAAATATAAAAAAGAGTTAGAGTTTTTGTATTTATTATTTGATAACCCGCAAAGAGGAGATTTATTTTTAGATTTTGGCTGTGGAGTTATGACGGCTATAAATTATTTTAATCAGAAAAGTGATGCAATGTTTTACGGATATGATGTTCAGGAATATGGCGAACAATCGGATTATTCATTGTATGATAAAGAACTAAAAAAAAAATACAGCACAATTTATCTTAATCATTCTATTGCTCATATCAAAAATCCAGTTACCTGTTTAACATCTTTAAAAGATAATTTAATTTCAGGCGGTAAAATAATTGTCATAACCCCGAATCTGGACTGGCTTACTTTTAAAAATGAAGGGAAAGAAATAAAAACGGACTCCACCGTGATAAGACATTATTCGTCTTTGACATTGGAAAGATTGTTTGTAAAAAACAGATATGACATTATTTGTCAGGGACAATTCGGGGATTGTATAAATAATCAGCACGAGCGGATTTTTCTTGTTGCAAAATAATTTATTTCCATATTTAAAAAAGTATTATATTTGCATACTCTCCTAAAAACGTGCTCTGTGTTGTAAAGAGAAAATTCCATCGGTTCAGCCGTGCGGTTCAATCCGAAATGGAAGCAAAAGTTCTTTTAACTCTTTGTAAAATGAAATACTGTGAATTTATAAATTATCTTAGAAATAATAAAAAAACCAAATTAGAAAAAAAAGATGGAGGTATTTTTATTATTAATCCTAAAGATACAAAATTCGCAAAAAAAATTCTAAAAAAATTCATACTATGACACAATTAAAAATTTTTCCTGTACGAAATATCCCTGCTTTTATCAGGGAAATCCCTGCAAATGCAGATGAAACCCGTACCGTTGAATTTGTTATTTCAGATTCAACGCGTGATCGTCATAATACTATCCTGAATCAAAATGGATGGCGGCTTGACAATTATATGCGTAATCCCATTGTCGGCTATAATCATAATGTATATGGCGGCGGATTCTTCGCGCAGGCATCCCCTGATAATGTCATCGGTAAATCCACTGTTGCATTAGAAAACGGAAAATTAATCGGTAAGGTTACATTTGAACCTTTACACGTAAATCCATTAGCGGAAAAAATATTTCAGAAAATAAAATTCGGCACTCTCAGGGCTGCATCCGTTGGATTTTCTGAAATAGGCGAGGGAAAATATGGAGAAGGGGAAGAAGCCAGGGGAAAATCAAATGAAACCTATTACTTTTCAGGGCAAGAACTCATGGAATGGTCTATCGTAAACATTCCATCCAACCCATCCGCGACTAAGAGGGATGGATACAAAGAGCCGACAGTAGAAGATATTATCGGACAAATAAAACAAATGGAACTTCTCTTTGACAACAAACAGATTCAGCAACTTTCTATAATTGATTTACTGAAATCAATGGAAGGCATAAAAGAATTGAAGTTGGATAAATTGGCGGAAGAAAAAAAAATATGCGATTTATATGAAAAACGACTTTATTTATTGGCGCAAAATAATATTCTTGCTTACTCCTGTTTTAGCGAGTCCAAAGTTATCCCATAATATTCAGCCAGCCGAACTGCTGAACTGAATAAAGGATTCTTGATCCTTCCCGATTCAATCCTGTTTATTGTTATTCGCGGAATACCTGTATCAACAGATACTTGATATTGAGAAATTCCTTTGGCGACCCGCAGACGCATCAGCCGTATTCCGTTTATGTACATAAAGATAGTGCTTTCATGTTACGAAAGTATAATTTATCTGAATTACTTTTGTTTAAATTATCAAACACTTTTAAACATGACCACCGAAACAAAACCTTTTGAAGAAAAAAGAACTGCCATCCTTGTTCAAATGCAAGACATTTTGAATAAAGCGAAAACTGATTCTAACCGTTCACTTTCCAAAGATGAAGATGTGCAATGGAATAAATTAGATGATGAGCAGGAATCCATCACTAAAGATATTCGCAGGATTGAAAAAATGAACGAACTTTCTCTTTCTGACAGAGAAAGATTTCTGCAGTCAGGAAAAGAAAACGGAACTTCTGCGGATGAAGAAGAAGATAAATCAAAAAAATATCTTAAAGCATGGTGCAGTTACATCATGAAGGGAATGAATGGGATTCCCCATGAAACCCGAGAATTTCTCACACGTGCCGGTCAGAATGTCGGTACAACCACAGAAGGTGGATTCCTCGTTCCTGAGGGATTTTCTTTTGAATACGATAAAGCATTGCTCGCTTTTGGCGGGATATTGGGAAATGTTAGAGAACTTTCAACAACTACCGGGAATGATATTCCCTGGCCCAATACTGATGACACTGCAAATAAATCCGTAATACTTGCAGAAGCCGGGGCAGTAGCATCTGGAAAAGATATTGTTTTCGGAAGCACCACTTTGAAGGCATTCCTCTATTCAACCGATTGGATAAAAGTTTCAATCCAACTCATGCAGGATTCAGGTATTCCGATTGAACGCCTGATTGCAGATTTACTTGCAGAGCGTGATGCCCGCGGTTTGAATTTAGACATGACGACAGGGGCGGGAGTTACTGCTCCGCAGGGAGTTGTTACCGCTTCTACTTCCGGAAAGACAACGGCATCAGAGACAGCCATTACGGCGGCAGAAATAATGGATTTGGAACATTCAGTTGATCCGCTTTATCGGATTGGCGCAAAATTCATGATGCACGATTCTGTTTTGAAAAAAGTGAAACAACTTGTTTTCGATACATCAGATAATCGTCCACTCTGGGACCCGGGCATTATACGCATAGGCACTCCGCCCACATTACTGGGTTATGAGATTATAACTAATCAGGATATGGCTTCTTCATTGGTTGCAGATGCTAAGGTGATATTATTCGGCAATTTCCAAAAATATATTCACCGCACTGTCTTGAGCCAATCTGTTTTGCGGGCTAACGAATTATTTGCGGGGAATCTGCAAGTTGGATTTACAGGGTTTAGCCGTCATGATGGACGGAAAATTACAAAGTCCACTGTTTATCCCTGGAAACATTTGACGATGGCGAATACGTAATTTTTTGATTACCTTTTGAACAAAGAGCGAGCGAAATAAAAACGCTCGCTCTTTTTTTTTATGACAATAAGATTTTTAATGAATGTGGGTGGCGCTATAAACGCAAAGAAAGGAAATATAAGAAATTTACCCGAAGAGGAAGCAAGACAGTATATTCATTTAATGATTGCGGAGGAATGGTTTCAGCCGCCCCAAAAATATAAATATAAACATAAACCTATAATAGTTCATACCAGATGTATCCCACAGTAAAGATAGCAACAGCGGCGGCAGATACTCCCTTAACACTTACCGAAGCCAAAGCGCATTTAAGATATGATTTGACAACGGAAGATACATTGATAACTACTTTGATAAAAGTTGCAACAGAATATGCGGAGAAAAGATTAAGCAGGGCGTTGATTACGCAAACATGGGATTTGTATTTGGAAGATTTTCCCGCTGAAGATACTATTATACTTCCTTTTCCACCGTTACAAACTATCAGTCATGTGAAATATTACGATAAAGATAATGTCTTACAGACCTGGGCAAGTTCAAATTATGTTGTAGATAGTATCCGGGAGCCGGGCAGAATAGTGCAGAGCGTAACAGGAGCGGGATACCCGAATACGTACGACCGTCCAAATGCTGTGAATATCAGATTCGTTGCCGGCTATGGCGCAGCGAGTACGAATGTACCAGAAACCATCCGGGCAGGAATAAAACTTTTGATTTCCCATTTATTTGAAAACAGGGAAGGGATTACAGTGGGACAGGGAAATGCTTCACAAATACCTATTCCGAAAAGTATAGAGGATTTATTCGGGGCGATGTCATTAAGACAAATGTTTTGAAAACATTAATCTTAGTTGCTTTTTGGAAGAGAATAGAAATAAGCGTTCTTTTCTGGTATGGAATACAACGTCTGAAAGAAAATTTCAATATTCAGATTACATCCATAGTATCTGATGAAGAAAATAAATCACTTGCAAAAATACATTCCGACTTCATAATTGAACACGAAAATAAACCGATGGGGAGAAAATTAAATAATGCAATGACTGAAATACTTATTAATGACTTTGATTTTCTCATGCAAATGGGGAGCGATAATCTGATTTCAGATAAAGGGATGGAAACAAATATGAAATATATGAATGAATATAAATTTTTCGGTCACACAAATCTTATCATAGTGGATTCAATGACAAAGGAATGTAAACTAAAAAGATATGGCAATGTATTCGGTGCGGGACGTTGCATACATAAAAGTATT